CAAAGGAGGAAGGATGTGATACAGGAATTTTTATGGGGGATTGGCATCACAATCGTAATAGTCTTAATATCACTACTATGGACTATAGCCTTAGGGCCTTGGAAAAGCTCGGTCAGGCGTTTGATCAATTTTACTTTTTCCCTGGTAATCATGATTTATATTACAAAGACAAGCGGGATATACACTCTGTCGAATTTGGAAAATATATTCCCGGCATCACAGTGGTCCATGAACCGACTACCATTGGAAACGTTACACTCTGTCCGTGGCTTGTAGGCGAAGAATGGCGCTCGGTGGGCAAGAAAGGCGGCAAATATATATTTGGTCACTTTGAATTACCTAGCTTTTTTATGAACGCAATGGTTCAAATGCCGGATCATGGCGAAATTAGTTTAGATAGTTTTAAAAATTATGAACTAGGCTTTAGTGGACACTTTCACAAGCGTCAACAAAAAGGCAACATGATTTATATTGGTAATGCGTTTCCACACAACTATGCAGATGCATGGGATGACGAGCGTGGTATGATGGTTATGGAGTGGGATGGTAAGCCTGAATATTATACTTGGGATAATCAGCCTACATTTAGAACCCTTAAACTCAGTGAGCTAATCGATGGTGCAGAAACTATTATCAAATCCAAACAGCATTTACGTGTAAGTTTAGACATTGACATTACATTTGAAGAAGCAAGTTTTATTAAAGAAAAATTTATTGCAGATTATGACATTAGAGAACTTACACTTATTGCAGAAAAGAAAGAATTAGAAATTAATACTAATATTGACATCCAAGCATTTGAAAGTGTAGACCAAATTGTGTCTAGTCAGATCATCAATATTGAAAGCGACCAGTTTGACAAAAACACGTTGCTAGCCATTTATAATAGCCTATGATAAAAATTAAAGAATTAACCGTGAAAAACTTCATGAGTGTGGGTAACCAAACTCAAGCAGTAAACTTTGCTCAAGAAAACTTGACTCTTGTCTTAGGCGAAAACTTAGACCAAGGCGGAGACGATAGTGGATCACGCAACGGTACAGGTAAAACAACCATTGTTAATGCACTCAGTTATGCGCTATTTGGCAATGCACTAACTAACATTAAGAAAGACAATCTTATTAATAAAATTAATAATAAGAATATGTTAGTTACCTTGGCATTTGAAAAAGACGGCACAGACTATCGCATTGAACGTGGGCGTAAACCCAACGTACTGCAATTTTATGTAAACGACCAAGCACAAGAGGCTGAAGAAACAGACGACGCACAGGGTGATGTTCGTGAAACTCAGAAGGACGTAGACGACTTGTTAGGCATGAGCCACGACATGTTCAAACATATTGTAGCTTTAAACACTTATACAGAGCCGTTTCTTAGTATGCGGGCTAACGACCAGCGTGTTATTATTGAACAGTTGCTAGGTATTACATTACTCAGTGAAAAAGCAGAAGTACTTAAAGAGCTAGTTAGAGAAACTAAAGATAGTATTACACAAGAGTCGGCTAATATTGAAGCGTCTAAGAAAAGCAATGACAAAATTCAAATAAGTATCGACAGTTTACTAACAAGACAAGCTGCTTGGAATTCACAAAAAGAAACTGATGTAGAAAAAATTGCTAGAGCTATCATTGAATTAGAAAGTGTAGACATTGACACAGAGCTTGCTAAACATGCTGAACTAAAAATCTACGATGAGCAAGCAGCCAAGTTAAAAAGTCTTAATAAAGAGCGGGCCACGCTAGATGCTGCGCTTGCGCAAGCAGAGCGAAGCGTAAAAAAGTACGCTAGCGAGCTTGCTAAACTGAAAGACACAAAGTGTCACGCTTGTGAACAAGAATTGCATGACCACAAGCACGAAGAAATGACTGCTGAAGCTGACAAACATCTAGCCGAAGCTGAAAAATACTTTGATAAAGTTACTAAAGACAAAGGCAAAATACAAACAGAGTTGGATGCTATTGGCGATATCAATGGCAGGCCCAACACTTACTATGACACAGTTGAACAGGCACTTAAACATCAAAACAATCTTAAAACATTAGAAAATCAGTTGACAGTTCGTGCTGGTGAAACTGACCCGTACCAAGAGCAAATTGACGAACTTACAGATACTGCCATACAGGAAATATCGTGGGACACAGTCAACGAGCTTACTAGATTAAAAGAGCACCAAGAGTTTTTGCTAAAGTTATTGACTAGCAAAGATTCGTTTATACGCAAGAAGATTATAGATCAAAACCTAGCATATCTTAATAACCGATTGACTTATTACTTGGACAAGATGGGCTTGCCTCATACTGTTGTATTCAAGAATGACTTGACCGTAGAAATTACACAACTAGGGCAAGACTTAGATTTTGATAACCTAAGTCGAGGAGAGCGTAATAGACTTATACTTGGTTTGTCATGGAGTTTCCGTGATGTATGGGAAAGTTTGTACCAGCAGATTAACTTGTTGTTTGTTGATGAACTTATCGACAACGGCTTAGATGCGTCAGGTGTAGAAGGTGCGTTGGCTGTACTTAAAAAGATGGCACGTGAACGTAAGAAGAACATTTTCTTAATATCTCACAAGGACGAATTAATCGGCCGTGTAAACAACGTGTTGAAAGTTATTAAAGAAAACGGCTACACAAGTTATGCTAACGATTTAGAAGTTACAGAGTAATGAGCAAGCGTGTTGAGCCGTCACCATATCAAAATGAAGAGTCACACGAAAAACTCATGGCGGCTTTTAAGGAATATTTTAAGGCAAATCAAGATTGGCAAAATAAAGGCACAAGGCGAGCCGGCGAGAACATGCGCTACTGGCTTGCTCAAATTAGAATCATAGCCCGAGACCGCCGTGAACACGTACAACAATATCGTGTTTGGCTAGATAGGGACAAGGCTGCTCGCAAGGCAAACCAAACGACACAGGCAGAGGACCCAGATGACACTAACTAGTGTATGTCTTGGTACTACGAAAATCAATTAATAGAAGAATTGCCCGATGATTGTGTTGGGTTTGTTTATCTTATAACAAACACAATTAGCGGGCGTATGTACATAGGCAAAAAACTAGCTAAATTCGCCAAAACAACTTATAAAGTAGTTAAGTTAAAAAATGGCACAAAGAAAAAAAAGAAAATCCGCGGTAAAGTTGACAGCGATTGGCGCACCTATTATGGGTCGTCAGATGAATTGCTCAAGGATATCGCGCAGTTAGGTCAAGAAAACTTTCGCAGGGAAATACTATTTTATTGTAAATCCAAGGCAGAAACGTCATACATAGAGGCTCGTGAACAGTTTAGTCGCAGGGTTTTGGAATCAAAAGACTATTATAACGGACAGATTAGCGTTCGTGTACACGGCTCACATATACTTAAATCGTAATAAACTAGGCAATTAAATCACCAAATAAGCCCGCACTGGCGTTGATATAGTGCCCTGAATCCGTTCTGATGTGTGACGGCAAGGTAGTTCTGCTTGGTGACAGAGATGTTGATTACTATCCTTTACAGGACGATGATGGGATATGCCTAACGAATCCATTTAATCAACAGCAAACAGTTTTCCAGGCTAAAGAGGGGTTGTAGCCCCACGTTTGTATGCATGTTAGCGTATGTATGCAAGCCGCCGTCATATAAAGACAGCATGAGTAGGTACAGGATGACCGCCTACGTTTTAGTGCTAACGCTAAGTGATATTGTTCGACTCAGATAATGTCCAAAGTTACTTTGCCCGCCAGGGCAAAGTGTGACTGAACGATCTAGATAATATTTAAAACGCTTCGCGTTAAGTAATCATTAAAAAGAAAGAATAGTTCGAGCGAAAGCGAAGAACAGAAGAACGTTAGTTCTTCTTACAATAGTGGCATTTGTGTTTCTTTAGTAGTTTCAATATTCTCTTTGATTACATTATAAATCATGTCACGATCTTCGTGACTGTATAAATGCAGCAGTTCCTCTACTGTAACACCACCTCGCATGTACCAACTGATTCTAAAGAGTTCTTGTTTAAATACTTTAATATGAGTATCGAGCCTAATTAACTGCTGTTCGATTTCCTGAGGTGAAAGATTAATTAGGCTTGAACGAAAAAATTTGATTGATCTAAGTCCACAACCAAGTTGACTTCTTTTTCACACTCATCACATTTAACTAGAAACTTGGGCATTTCCCATGCGGTGCTGTTTATGTTGTTCTGTGCTTTGATAGCATCAAACACTGACTTGTCGCAGTTTGAAATCCATTCTAAAATGTATTCTCTTTCAGTGACCACTTGCTCGCCAGTATCAACACTTTCTATAGTTTCACGATAAATTTCATTCTGGGTTTCAGCTAGGTCTTTGAATAGTTTAGCTATGATTTTTTGACGTTCATCTTGATCTTCCATAACTTCTGCTTGGGCAATTTGTTGTTGCAACTGGAAGTTTTTAAGGTTAAATCGTGTGCTACTGCGATAGTTTAAAGGTTGCAGGTTAATAGAAATATCTTTCATAACAATTTTGTTGTTATACTGACATTTCATATAGTGTTCAATAACAGTGCCTAGTTCCAAATCATATTCATTATCTGCACCACACCCACTGCACTTATGACCAACACTCATTTTGTCACCGTAGGTTGCAACACGAATTGCAGCCAGTATAATAGTAAGATCTAGAATACTTAAATCCCATGGATCTTTAATGCTTGGACAGCAACTGGTAATAATAGCAGCAGTGCTTTCACCAGTTAATAATGCATCAGGAGTTTTGATAATGATCTCGTCCATGCCTGTCATGCCGTATACGGGCATGTTAGTAGGATCTCCTTGAATAGATCCTGGCTTGTTAAACAAACCCCCGCTGGGTAATTTGATAAAGACCTTAGGTTGTCTAAAGTATTTTTGTAAAGGATTTCCGGACATATTGTCAACTCCAAATGAATGTATTGTATTTATATACGTAGTTTATGGGGTATTTTTAATTCGAGTATAATATCTAATAAATACATCATGAAAGTTCATGAAATTATCAACGAAGAATGGAGCCTTGATCCACGTAAGTGGGGTAAACCAGCAGCTCCTGCGCCATCAGCTCCAGCAACAGTTAAATT